AAGAGAGTAGAAGCTCTTTTCGGCGTTCGCTCTGTCAAGATCGACACCACCGGTGAGGCCACTACCAACAACTCCACCACCGTACAGTGAATCATCTGCAGCATGAGCGCCACGAGCGCTAGTGAACTGGAAGTCCATGAAGAAGATGAGTCCTGAAGGTAAGCTCATTGGTTGAACTGATACAAGATCATTTGCAATTAGTCCACCGAATACACGGCGAACGATTGGGAATGCGACTGATGCGAAGCCTTCGACATCGCCAGCAGCCATTGAAGAAGCTTCCTTAAGAAGCTGTGAGGCCTGGTTCTCTAAGAGACGGGCCATACCGTTTCGAGCGCTATCGTCATTGATACCCTCAAGAAGTCCGGTTCGCTCCCACTTTTCTAGTAGTGCGGTACCTTCCTTTTGAACGTTTCTGTGAACGATGCCCTCTGTTAGTTTATCTAAAACAGACATGTTAGAAATCCTCCATTGAATTAGTTAGTATAATGTCTTAGAATTGATTACTCAATTCCTGCTAAGATTTTCCAACGTGAAGTAGCATTGCTATCTTGCTTGTTGGATTCTTGCCCTCTATTTCTAGAAAGCAGCATTGTTGAAGAAGTCTTGTTAACTGCCTCGCTCAGTGATTCTACTGATGGCTTGTTTGATTTGCCACCCACTGCGCCTTGAAGCGTGTCATAAATGACCTTTGCTTCTTCAACGGTCTCGGCCTTAGACAAAGATTCGGCAAGTTTTGTTTTTTGCCGCTCATTCAGGGAGTTGTTTGTCAAAACCTTGTTCGTGTATAATAATTTTGCATTTGTGACGTTTGATTCTTGTAAAGTGCTGGTTAAATACTCAACGCTTTCTTCAAACTTTGCAATTTTTGCTTGATTCTCTTCTAAATTAGTTTGAAGAGATGTGTTTGACTCTTGTAGGTCTTTTACAGCCTTTCTAAGAGTCTCGTTTTCTTCTTTTACTTCGTCATCTTGTTCGTGAGCGAGTAATTCTTCGGCGGCTAGCTCCATTTTTGACTGTGGAGTGCCTGCCCAGCCGCCCTTGACGGGCTTGATGTCTACTTTCAGACCTTCGATAATTTCTGCTAGCATATCCTCATCAAGTTCTAGCTGATCTGATTGTATTTCGGAGTCAGAAGCTTGACCTTCTTCTAAATTAAGCTCGTTGTCGCCTTCGTCGCCTAAAATATCTTCAGCAGCCTCTTCATGTGTTTCATCGGCGGCGCCGCTAGAAGCTAGAAGATCGTCTAGGTTAACGGTAACGACCTCTTCTTCGTCTGGGCAACCACATAGTTCTTCGCCGTCTGACCATGCTCCAGGCATCTCGTCAATAAGGGCTTCATCAGCCTCGTTAATTGCGACTTGCTCTGTCTCGTCTTGTTCTAAAAGCTGCTCAACAGCCTCTTTAATTTCGTCTGAATACTTCTCGACAACTGCGGCCTCAGCATTCTTCATTGCAACTTCTTTCAGCGCTTGCGCGTCGATAACTGCTTGTTCTAGCATGGATGACATACAAAAAACTCCTTTTAAAAATTAATTACCATAAATAAGTAGTCATATTTTCTCTTAAATTCCACTTTACTATAAACTCTACTTGTTGTTAACATTGATTTTTTTATTATTATTTAGTCTCTACAAACCATTAACTAGTACCGAATGGACTAACAGAACTAGGATCGCCAGTGACCAATACGTTTGAATCTATCACTGTCCACTCATCAGCGGCTGTAGCAACTATTGTGACCGCTGATCCGCCGGTGCCTGTGGTCGAGCCATTAAATGTAATGGATACATTTGCGGCGCCTGCGGCTGCTTTAAAGCTAATAGCGTTCGAGCTATCAGTATCAATTAACTTTATGAGACCAGCAAATCTTTCGTTGCTGGTATCTGCCATTACAATTTTTTTCGTGCCGGCAGAGTTGTCGACAACAACAAAGGTGAACCATGTGCCTAAATTAGCTGCGGTGCCGCTATCGGGCAAGGTTATTGTGGCGGCTGTGTCGTTGAACATAACTAAAGCTCCAGAGTCTCCTGCATATAGCTGAGTATCTGCCGTCACCTTCAGCACTGGGCGAACAAACGAGAACGCGTTCGCGATATTTGTTGTACTAGATGTCGCGGTACCCACTGCTCTTGCAACCGGCTTGCCTTCTGCCAGCATAATTGTGTCGCCGTCGACAGTAAGTGTTAAGTCGGCGCCGTGTGCAGCGTTATCTACTGTCGTAATATTTAGCGCACCGTTTGTAGCGGCTGCAATCGTGACAGTATCGTCAGTTGATGGAGTCATAACAATTGAATCATCAGTTATGACATTGGTGCCAACTGTAAATCCTCCGGTTGCAGTGACTACACCTGCAGATGATAGAGTCATCTTTGTGGCAGCCGCGCCACTAACTCCAAGCATGAACTCCATCTTGGTTGCGTTTTCGTCTGCATCAAAAGCCGCTTCCGCGGTTGCTTGAATCGCTGCTGCAACTGTAATTGCGTCAGTACCGGTCTCGCCAATTGGCTGGAAGGCCAGTTTACCAATTACGTCGTCTTGTTCAATAGCACCTTCCATCGTCGCGAGAGTTAGCGTAGCGGTAGAGTCATCTCCGGTCGCCGTGTGGGTTAGCGTCAATCCTGAATTATGAACGTGTGACAGGGTGACTTCTGAATCATCACCAAATCTTAAAACTCCATTATCCGGAATAAGCATGCCTTGAGAGCCTGTCAAGTCTCCAGTTATGACAACTTCGCCGGCTGTAGATATTGTCAATGCATCAGTTGCCGCGAAGCCCGAGGAAGGGTAGCCGACTGCGATGTGAAAAGAATCATCACTGCCGTCATTACCAATTGTCCATTTAGATGAGCCGGCGTTCATGAAGGATAGTCCCGCGTCTTTGCCCGATGTCGTTGCATTAATAACAATTCTATTAACCTCGCTTGCGCTCTCCGGTCCTTCAAACTGGGCTATAATTCCACTTGTTGTGTTTGCGTCAGTCGCGGTGACTACCAACGGGTGACCAGGATTTGTGTTACCCAAACCTAAATGGGCGCCGTTCGGGAGGTGCAAACCAGCAGAAGCGGTAAGTTGGCCGGTAATAGTTGTAACATCAGTCTCGGCGTCGCCAAGCGTGACGCTGCCTTTAAAAGTTGCTAATTTATCAGCATCCAATGTTAATACCAGCGATTCAGTTGTTCCATTGGTGGTATAAAACTCTAAGTCTGCATCGTTATTTGAACCATCCCAAGCATCTCTGCAGATTGCTTGAATACGAGCACCTACACTAATAGTATTACTAGTGTCTTCTGCGCCAGCAAATTCAATCACGCCTAATCTATGATTATCAGCCATAACGGCGCCGTCGTCGGCAACTAATCTTATTGCGCCGCCTTCAGTTGCGCTGGTTGTTGTGGTATCAGTAATTGTAAGACCAGTCGTGTTGAGGGTTGTTCCAGCTTGTACATCGATGTCTAAAATACCAGCGTCGATATCAAGTATAGAACCAGCGTTCGCATTCGCACTAATCAGAATAGACTGGCCGGCCGTGTGTGCGGAGGTAACCGCAATGTGGCCGTCTGCTGAAGTTGTGTCAATAGTGATTTCATCGGCCGAGTCGATGTCGATTGTGTCCGCGGAGTCAACAACGACTGCAACGGCGTCGACCGTAACCGAGGTTGTTGTGCTGTGACCTATCTGGATAGCACCGGTGCCGCCTGACCCAATATTAATCGCTTCATCATTATCTGCATGGCCAATGTTAATTGCTCCGGAGGTAGTCTTGATGTTGACTGCAGCATCACCGGCAGCGATATCGTCCGCCGCGGTGGAGCCTCCTCCTCCACCACCGGAAGTAAGATCGGTCTCTGAAATTTCGTTAGATCGCCAGTAGATTTTTCCGTCAGTCTTTACATATAATACACCTCCGTCCCCGCCCGCGGGCTGGGAAGGTGTGGTAGTTTCTCCAGATATGTGGATTGGGCCTGCGACCTCTAGTTTGTGATCCGGATCAGTAACCCCGATTCCAACTCTATTGTTTGTTTCATCGACAGAAAGAGTTCCGTCATCGACCTCTAAATCTGGTGTTGATGTATTGCTAGGGCTAAACTTTCCCATTTTTTATGATCTCCTAGTTATCGTCTGTATCGTTTGCGGTATCGGTTGCTGTTAGTCCAGACCCAGTTAACTCGTACATCTCTCTTGTTTCGATGCCGGTAAGCTCGGCGGAGACTTCGTAAGCTCCGTTGTTTCCTTGCGAGGTTATATATATCTCTTTACACTTTACGTTGAAAGTCATCGAGTCTTTATTATCTCCTAGCGTTATATAATGCAGGGCAGTGGTGGTATCGTCCTTGTCCTTATCTGTAAAGTGCACGCGTAAATCAACATTAGTTCTGTTGATTACTGTGACAGATTTCGCGATTCGAGGAAAGGAAATCTTGTGTTGGACGCCGTTTTCGATTGAGGCTGAGCCTGTTATAAACGGATGTCCACTTACCTGATATGAACCTACGTGGCCGACGCCAACGTTATATTTGAAATGTCCCGGGTTGTTACTCATCTTCTAGCTCCTAGTTTTTTGTCGTATTTTTCTTGTCTAATACGTTCAGCTTTTTTTGCATTTCGTATTTTGCTAAGTTTTGTCATTCTTCTTTTTAATGACGGCTTTTTGAAATATCTTCTATCTCTTAACTCTTCTAATAATTTTATTTTTTTAACTTTTTTTGTAAATTTTCTAATAAGCCTACCAACGTCACCGCGGGTTTCTTCTATATTTACTTCAACATTGTATGCGCGTGCCATTATAATACCTATATTAAATCTTTCCATTTGCCACCAGCGATACCTAAAATACCGTTGATGTCAACTCCAGAGTCACCTGGCGCTATGCCCGACAGGGCACCATGACCAGAACTTTCCGGAACGATTGCATCTTCTTTAATTCCTTCGAAGATATTAACTCCGCCAACTTTGGCAGATTCATTTAATCTCTTGATTCTTTCTTGTCTTTGTCTTTCCATCTCTTCTTCGCGCTCTTTTAATTCTTCCGCAGATGGGCCATTCTGAGCCTTAATTGTCACGCCTTCTGTCACAATTCTTTGGCTTTCCATGCCTTTTAAAACTTCCGCGATGATGCCCGACAAAGTTCCGTCTTCAAAAATACATTCCTTGATGCATTCTTTAATAAGCGGCTTAAGAACTTGTTTTAATTCATTTTTTTTCATTATTCACCTAATATGTCGTCAAGAACATTATTGATCTTTTGAGATTTAGTCATGTTTTGTTGCCCCTCAGATAAAGCCATAGAAATCCTGCTTCTATTTTGACCGTCTGGATTCAAATAAGCTCCCGGGGTTGATGGTTCTGAAACAATATCGAAACAAATAAGCTGAAAATCATCTTCAACCATTATTGTGCCATTGGCGCCTTCGGAGACGGAGCCTAAGCCTCTAGATGAGATTCCTAATTTGACGCCAGACTTTAAAAGAGCTTTTAATACTTTCCCTGAAGGTGTGTCCAGAACTTCAATCTTGCCCATGACGCTATCTCCGTCCCACCAAGTCTTAGAAACTAAGTGAGATGAGTTTTTAAGGTTAACAACAGAATCGTCTGGGTGGTCTAACTCCCCTAGGGCGCGGCGTTCCTTAATTGCTTTTTGGTAGCTTTCCATTTCTCTTTGTAAAGTCTCTTTGCGATAAACGCGGCCATTGCCATTTTTTGTTCCTGCTTTTTGAATCACCCCAACAAGATAAACAGAACCATCGTCCACTTTTCTTTTCTCGTCTTCGGTTAATACAGTCAGGTCGCATATGCCATCCGGGCACAGTTGAAAATATTCTTGTAAAAGTTGTTTTGACACTTTTTTGATTTCCTTACTTAAGGTTGGATTTTAGAGCCTGAAGCTCCTCTTCTAGCTGGGCAATCTTTGCTGCAGCGTCGAACTCTTCCTCAACAGTCTCTTCTTCAACAACCTCTTCGGTAGTTTCTGTGACTGCTTGCTCTTCGGCTACAGTTTTTTGTAGCTCTTCTTTAATAATTTGTTTTAATAATGATCTAGTAAGCTTCATTTTGTTTTCCTTGTTATAAAACTATTGTTTGCAGGCGCAACCTGCGCGAAACAGCTACCCTTGCAGCAGCGTCTTACTTCTGGTCTGTTTTGTTTTTTCATTGGTTAAACTCTCTAATTTTATTCCGTGATCTCCAAACACCATATTAAGAATATATGAAGCCCCGGAACTCAAGCACCCTAAAAGGAATGCATTTGTTAAATTATAATCAAAACTAAATAGTTCTGTTAAGCCATTAATTCCAAAAAGAAAAACACCAACCCAGAAGCCTAAGCACATAGGACACTTAAACAACTCGCCTAAAAGACCGTGGGTTGGGCGTACTAAATTAAATATACTTCCGTAAATTAATATTTGTGTGAGACCATATGCACACAAGATAAAATATATTAAAGACATGCTTAACTCTTAAACTCTATAGACACTAGCTATGCCGTATGGCTTAGCACCAGGCCGCAACGAGCCCTTTTGGGCGTCATGGCGCTCTTCATCAAACTCTGAAGAATCTTCTGGGCCGGGTTCTGCTAATCTTTCCTCTTCTGCCTTTTCGAATGCCTTCTCGAATTCAATGTATGGTCTCTCCTCTTCTAGAAATTTGCCAATTCCAAAAAGAGCAATTTGTGTAGAGTTGTAATCAGAGCTTTCTAATATTTTTGCTTCCATGGAAGAATATACATTTCCGCCCTGTACTGAGTCCATCGATACGATTCCTTTTTTAAACAAGTATGAAAATAATCTATCTTGAGCTTCATACACATCGTCGCCTAAAACATCCTTTGCGAAAGTTACAATTTTTTTATCTGATGGCATTAATACAATATCAATATCCCTATGATCAAAGATAAGCACATTGCCATCTAAAGTACGTCGAGCGTTAAGATCCATCTTAACTGACGCGTCTGGCTTATCATGCTCGTCAACAGTAATTCTTATGACTTCTCTTTTAGGTTGTGATATTTTAATATTAATCGCCATTGTTATTGATCTCTTCTACTAAATGTTGTATCTTAATTATCTTCTTAATTAACTTTGAATCTATATTTTTATTTTTAAAATTATCAATAGCTTCAAGAAGTTTTGAAGTTTTCTTTTGCAAATTGTCGTCTTGTAGTGTTTCAACACTCGTCATTGAACTTTTAATTGTATTTCTTAATCTTCCTATTTCCTCATTTAGAAATAGTTTAAGCTCTACGCCGTTATCTACAAAAGATGTAACGTATTTATTCAAAAGAGTTTGTTGATTTTCAGAAAGTGTCTCTGAGTATGTGTCGTTAAACTTGCTTATAAATGTGTTAAAAACCAATTTGTCCGATGGAACTTGCTCACTGGCCTTTTGCTCTTCCTGTTTAACAGAAATGTGTTCGCAAATTGAGCTTTCTAAAAGAACCTTCTTTTTTGGAGCTAAGCTTGTATTAAAAAGTTGATAAAGCGTCGCTAAATTTTTATAATTTGGAACGAAGTTGGAGAAGGTATCTTTTGATAATCCCTTGTTAACTACGTTTATTAGACTGCTTTGTTCTTGAAAAATCTTTTCTTTGTCTAGATTAGCGTGCTGAGACTTAGCCTCTACAAGAACCTTTTCGGCAAAAGAAGATTCAACGCCTTCATTGTCTAAAACACTTTTGTAAATCTCAAGCTCTTTATAAAGTTCAGTTCCTTTGTGAAAATGCTCTTTTATAATAGAAAGCACTTTTTGTTTACCTTCCATGTCCTTATTAACGACTGCTTTGGTCATCTCTCTAACTAAACTTTCAAAGAGAAATGCTGTATTTCTTTTCTTATTATGCTTCAATTTCATTTTTTAGACTCCAGATCTTCAATAAGGGCTTTAATATTTGTGCTTACTTGGAAAATTTTATTTTCCTCATCATTATAATTAGGGTCTTGATTTTCAAATAGTCCCTTTGACAAGTTTCTTAAAGGCTTAAGGCCTGGAAATTTATAGTCTTGGCCTGTTAGCACTGGTGCGCCAGACGTCGATAAATGATTTCTGCGACGAGCTTGCATTTGATTACCCGTTTTTGTTCTGGCGCCGCCTGTCTTCGGACGGTCTGGCATATACCATTTACCTTTGGACTTATCTGTAATCGAAGCCACATTTGCTCCAAAAACATTCTTTTTGGTGACTTTCATAGAGTCATCGGGGCTGTCTCGCTTTGCTGGGGCAGCCAAGAGAACATCATCATCGGCTGTTGGCTCTTCTGGTGTTTCGCCCTCGCCTCCTCCAATGTCTCCAAGCTCTTCTCCGCCTAGAGCGCCGAGTTCTTCTCCGCCTAGATCACCAAGACCGCCGGCTCCGCCGCCTAGACCTAGGTCATCACCCTCTCCTTCCGGGGCTGTAATTTCTTCAATAGCCTTCTCTAGAGAGGCCTCGAATTTCTTATCGTAGAACATTTCTCTCTGAGAGCGCAAGAATTGCTCCTCGGAAAGATTAAACAGATGATCTGCAATCCAACGCTTACTAAAATATCCCTCAGTCGCAGTGCTAGCCACTTCGAACTTTGTTCTCCAGTGCTCTAGCTCTTGCAGTTCTGCTAGCTTCGAGGGATTATTTAGTTGTAGATTGAAAGAAACTAAATCGTTGCCGCGATATCCAAGAGTGAAAAGATGAATTACGCCGATCTTCTCTAATTCTGCAAGGATTGATCTTTGCAGTCTCTGGATTGTTCTGGCAAATCGAATGTCTTTTTGAGCTAAAGTTGTTTTATCCTCTGAGTTTTCATCGGATCTTGATAGATAAGAAGCGGGCACCTTAAGAGCGGCAAACAGTTTATCACGCAGGTACTTAATATCATCAATATCCCCGGTGTAGGATCCGCCGGCTAGCGTTTCTACTCTGGAAGATGTGTCTCCTCTTGTTGGGATAAAGTAATCCTCCTCAACACTCATAGGGTTGTATCTTAAATCTACGCGGCCAGTGCTTTCATCTACGATTTGGTTACGCTTCATTTGAGTCATAACCTTTTGCATGTATTGCTCTACGTCTTGTGGGTTAATATTACCTACGTCTACGTAAAATACGCGTCGCTCTGGAGATCTGACAATACGATACGCCATTACTGCGTCTTCCATGAGGGTTAACTGACGCCAAATTCTTCTGGCTGGCTCTAGAATGGACGTTCCGTACGGTGCGTACTTATCGTTGCCTAAGATTCTAAAATGTGCAATCTGCCAATTTTCAAAAGTTAGGCCGCCAGAATTCCACTGGTATTGTACATAATTTGGATTTGTCTTATCCTCGCCTTCCAATCTTTCAATTTCATTTTGCGGTAGGCCCATGGCATGTTTAATACCCTGCTCCTCATCAATATCTAGATATAGGAAAAAATCACCAAACTTGCACATTGAACGACACCAACCAAAAAGATTAAACTCTAAGTTGAGAACATTGTGATATAAGTTGTCCAAAACTGTCTTAATCTCTTCATTTGAACACTTAATGTGCAGCATCTCTTGCAATCCGCTGCAAGTTGTCATCTCGTCTGCATAAATATCTATAGCCGATGCAATCTCTGGTGTATATTCCATTTGATCAAAGTCAATATATCTCTCAACGCGGCTTTGAGTCGACATGTAATTGGTCGACATAGAATCATAAGGATTGTATTCTTCCTTTTTGAAAGATTGACCGGAAGCAGACTTAAATTTATGATTATCTAGCTGTCTTCTTTGAAAGCGGCGCGGCATCTGCCGGCGGTAATTTACTATCGGGCCAGATAAAAGCCTTGTTAATTTTCTAAAAAGCTTATTCTCTGAATTTCGTGGGTTATTATTTTTTTGCTCAGCCATTTTTTATCCTTTTAGTAGCCACGAGTATTGTTGGTAGTGTTTTGCAATATCGCTTTTTTTGGTCATCTTATGACCAACCATCCCGGGAATTGATGTGTTAATTTTTGTTGTAGCTTGACTCATCGTGTTTAAAAAAGCTTTATTATACGCTAGTTCTCTCTCGTTAACTGTAAATGCGGTATCTTTTACCCAGCAACCAATCGCGAAAGACATCACCAGGTCGTCATTAAATCCTCTCATGGCCTGTGGGCGACTATTCTGCCACACAAACGTCTTCATCTCATTATATATTCTTTTAGAATATATTTTAACTAGTTTATTTCTAATGAATTCTTCCATTTTAGCGATTATTAGAGGTCTTGTGTTCTTAGACATTGTGAAGCCTGCAATCGCATTGGAGGTTCTCTCTGCGGTAAGAGGATCTACGTAATCATGAGAAGATTTATAAGAATAATATAGGTTAGGGTACAAAAGTTCTTCTAGCTTTGTAAGAACTGTCCAACCTACTGAGTTGTTCTCGACAGAGATCATGCAATTACCATATTCTTTTCCTGCTTCGTTAACAAAATTAGCAAAAATGTCTGGTGTCGCCTTGCCTCGGTATTCTCCAACAATCTCCATGGTCTCAATCTTAAATATATGAAACGCTGAATAGTCTTTGCCGTCGCCGCGCGCAACGTCAGCAGAAAGAAGATAGGTGAACTCAGGGTTATACTCCTCCCAAATCCAAAAATTTCTATCAAAGCCTGTTTTATATTTTGGATCTCTCAAGTTAGCTTCAATTAATTCTAAATCTTCTGCATGAAAAACAGTTTCACCAGACATATTAAAGTTACATTCAAGCTCCTGGGCTATCTGGCGGCGAGACATGTTTTTTGTCTCCTCCTCAAACCAAGATCTATCTCGATCCGGATGGACATCCCAGGGTAAAATTATATTGTTAAACTTATTAGCCCCCTCTTGAGACTCCACATATGTTTTGTGAAACCAATTGCCCACTCCGTTTGGTGTTGAGAGAGCGATGCACCGGCCACCGGTAGATAGCGTAGGATATAGACCTGTCCAAAGCTCGTCTAGCCCCTCGACGTGTGCGGCCTCGTCAATAACCAATAAAGATAGAGCCTCTGAACGGCCAGCGTCACCAGATGTCGAAGATGCTTTAATCTGAGAGCCATTTGATAACTCAAACGATGTTCTGTTGTCAACTGCGATCGTCGCAATTTGCATCCAGGTTGGCAAATTTTTAATAATCTGCTTAACTTTTTTAACAAGGTTAGCTGCTGTGCCGAATTTAGTAGCGATAACAAGAATATTCTTATCGCGGTGATACATCATAAGCCATACAACATATGCGGCGGTAATGGTAGATATCCCCAACTGACGAGCTTTAAGAATAATATTAAAACGATAATCATTGAAGTCTCTAATCAGGTCTTCCTGGTAGTCATATGTATTAAAAGGGATTAGCCCTTTCATCGGATGCGAGATCTTAGCGTAATTGTTAATAAAATAGTTAGGATCTTTACCAGACTTTACAATCTCTTTTAGTGTCTCTTCCCTTGTAAGCTCGAAAGCCATATTGTTTAACTCTCAGATGGTTTTTGATTCTTGTTTTCGGGATCGTTTCCCCAACCACCAGCATCAAGGAAGCTCTTGAAGCTTGTCTCAAGACGCTCTTCACTCTCCTCAGTTAAATCCTCAACTCCATCGAGGCCTCCGATCTTAAATTTCTTTTGAGCGTTTACGAATACTCTCACTCTGGAGGTGGACTGAACTAGTACATCAGCTTCACCGTCTGGAGTTAGCGTGATAGACTTTCCAGTATTTTTTTGATACTTCTTTTTTAGATGGTCAGCGATGTCTTGAAGAGTTTGCTCCATTTCATTTTGAAAACCGCCAGCATAAACTTCTTTTAATTTAATGTCTGACTGGTAGTTCACTATACAGTGGTTTCCTGATAATTTAATCTTAAAACCGTCCATGGTGCGGGAGTCAAAAATCGGATGACCTTCGTCTCTCTTGAGGCCTAGATCAATACGCTCGCCGTCATCATCTAGTGCTCCATCATAACAATCGGCTGCAGCTTGTGCAAGGCCTCTTAAAACTTCTAAGTTAACTTGTGACATTTATTTATCTCCTATGTCTGGGCGCCAGCCCTGTAACCATCTTTCTTCTCTATGTTCTACATATTTAACATAACAATCAGTGCAACATCCATATTTAGCCATATAAACATCATCCTTTATGCTAAAAGAATAAACCTTACAGGTCGGGCAAACTCTTTTTATTTCTCTACTAACTAGTTTTTTAGGAACTAAAACACCATTGATTTCAACCTTTTCTGTTTGTTCTTCTTTTTCTAGGTGTTTTTTATCTAGTGCTTTTAATTGTTCAAGATATTCTTTCTCTTTTTCCTCGGACCAATTGGACATGGGATTGAGAACAGCTTTATCACCATATTTTCTGGATATGGCTTTCTCTAGTCTTGCTATGTAATCTAAATCTTTGGCCATTTTAAGTTTGTTGTTGTTTTTGTAGTTTTATAAAATTTTCGCAAACTGCGTTATATCTTTCTTCAAACTGCTTAAAGCTTTTTAACTTTTCATTGTTGTCGGATGTATCTTCTCGGGCTATATTTCTTTTACTATTAGCTATATTGTTAAAATTTGTACTTGTATAGCTCCAATGGTAAGGTACTAGCTCCTCCGCCACTAGATTCTCTAGCAAATTAATATGCTGTTCAACTGAAACTTCTTTAGTTTTGGCACAGTGCCACTCAATAAACAGCTTATTTATATACTTTGTCGAGCCATTCTCTATCATATGACTTAAAACTTCATATTCAGCACCTTCAATATCCATCTTTAATATAATGTGATCATCTTCTGAAAAGTTTTCTTTAATCCAGCGATCTAGATCAATCGTCTTTATTGTCTCTGCCTTGACTTGGGAACTAGCCCACCGAGCCCCATTGCCGCGGCGATAAGCTTTAGACTCATACACAGAGGAGCCCTCTTTGCCACTATTATAAAAAGTCTGCGCGCCATCGTCTTTCCAAACTAAAGCTATTTCAAGCTTGACGTCTGGATATTCATCGAAAGAGTTCTTGAAATCACCATTACCCTCGAAGCTGAATATCTCATAGTCCTGCGAGTGGGGATAATTACTTTTAAAGTTTTTAACAGAAGTTGCTTTGTGCGCGCCGCAATCAATAAATATTTTACGCATTTTATTTAAGCTCCACTATGATACTAACTTTATACCATATATAGGCAAATAGTTTAATAAAAAACTCTAAAAAAGCAGAACCCGCCCAGGTCCGAAAACCTGGGCGGGCAATGTCCGACTAACCGAAATTAACCGAAACAGTAACCGAAGTTACTTATTTTTTAGCAAAGACTCCTTAAGTTCATCAATCTGCGATTGTTGTTGCTCAATTTGCGTTTGCTGTGTTTTAATAGCCTCAACTAATACTGATGTAAGTTTAGCATAATCAATACCAAGGTTACCGTCGCCGTTGCCATAGACAACTTCTGGCACTGCTTGTTTCATTTCTTGTGCTAAGAAGCCTACTTCAGAATTTTCTGAGTTAGTCTTAAAGTTGTATGTAACTCCTCTCATTGACATAACTTTATCAATAGGATTTGAAATAACTTCAATATTTTCTTTTAGAGTCGCATCCGAATATGTGATATAAGTTCCAGCTTTAATACTGTCGCCAGAAGCCAGAACAACATCTCCAAGAATGCGTGCGCCATTTGATGCGGTTAGCTGACCAGTGATGGTCGTAACATCTGAAGACGCGTCTCCAAGAGTGACGTTAGCGTTTACTTGTAAATCTCCAGCTACTTCTACTTCTTCGCCAAACCATGAGCTTCCGTTGGATCGGATGCCAGCAGATGCAGTCAAATGAGCAGCGACAGTAGTAACACCACTGAAAGTAGTTCTTTGAGCAAAAGTTGCATCTCCATCAACAGCTATCCCGTTCGATGCTGTAAGTTTGTGCTCCATAGTTGTTTCGTTCTCGAAGTATGTTCTACCATTGAAAATTGCAACATCTGTAACATTTAATGTGCCAGTAATAGCAACAGCACGAAGTGTGCTTGCGCCATCGACGTTTAAAGCACCTTCAGTGTTTATAGCTCCATTTGTGTGTAGGGTACCATCAAGAGATGTATTCCCATTAACATCAAAAGTGCCAGTTATAGCTGTGTTACCGTTAATTACAGCGCTAGTGCCTATAATAGCGGTAAATGTACCAGCCGCGGCAGAACTAGCACCGATGGTAGTTCCGTCAATTGCGCCGCCGTTGATGTCAACGGTGGTTAGAGTCGAAGTACCAGTTGCGGTGATGTCATCGATATACCCGTGGTCAACGTGAGCTTCTGCCCACTGCAGA